TTGGGATGATTCAGCAGGAGCATTTGGATGGTTAGATGCAGGTTCAAACATTACAATTAGTGGAACAACCATTTCCGCAACTAACACTAACACCACATACTCAGCAGGTTCACTTTTAGATTTAAGTGGTACTACATTTAATGTTGATTTATCTGAACTAACTGATATGACTGAAGCTTGGGTAAACTCTACCGATGAATTTGTAGTATTAGATTCTGGTGTACAAAAAAGAAAGTTAGGTTCTGAAATATTTGGAAGTAACGCATTTAACTCAACAACAATTCCAACTAACAACAATCAATTAACCAATGGTGCTGGATACATCACCGATGGTAACACAGGTTGGAACAACTCATATGGGTTTATAACTGGTGTTGATTGGAGTGAAATCGGTGGAGCTGCAACTGATATTAATTTAAGTCAATTCACAAATGATTTAGCAGTTAGTGCATTCACAAACGATGCAGGTTATATTACTGATGGTAATACCAATTGGAACAACTCTTATGGATTCATAACAGCAACATCTACTGATACTTTAACGAATAAGAGTGGTAACATCTCAATGTTTACCAATGATAGTGGATACACCACAAATGTAGGTGATATCACAGGTGTAACTGCTGGAACTGGATTAAGTGGTGGTGGTACATCAGGTGGTGTTACATTAAATGTAGATTTATCAGAATTAACTGATATGACCGCAGCAATGGTTGGTACTGATGAATTCATTGTATTAGATGCTGGTGCTGATAGACGAAAAGCATTAGATTGGAATGAGATTGGTGGAAATGCTACTGATATTAATTTAAGTCAATTCACAAATGATTTAGCAGTTAGTGCATTTACAAATGATGCGGGATACACCACAAATGTAGGTGATATCACAGGTGTAACTGCTGGAACTGGATTAAGTGGTGGTGGTTCATCGGGTGGTGTAACACTTAACTTAGCAAACACCGCAGTATCAGCAGGTTCATATACAAACGCTGATATTACGGTAGATGCACAAGGTAGAATCACTGCAGCATCTAATGGGTCAGCAGGTGGGACTGGGGATATCACTTCAGTTAGATTAACTTCAGATAGTGGTTATGCACAGGTTAATTCTGGAGCTGCTAATTTCACTATTCAAGGTGCTGGAAGTGTTTCAACATCAGCAAGTAGTACAACATTAACAATTACCGGCCCATCCAACGTAAGTGAATTAACTAATGATAATAATTACTATTCAGAAGGAGATGCTGCAGGCTTCTCTATACTTGCAGTGGGTGATGTATCTGCTATGAATCCAGCTGGTACGGCAACAAACCCAGCCATCGTCTTTGCAAATTCTGCATTAACAACAAATAACGGAATTTATAGTGCAAATAGTAGTACTATTAATATATCTACTGCGGGTACTCAAAGAGCAACCTTTAATGGTAATGGTTTAAAAATTAATAATGGTGCATTGGGTGTAAATGTGAACGCATCAACAACTGATGGTAGAATTGATGCATCAAATGATATTGTAGCATACTCATCATCAGATAGAAGATGGAAAGAAAACATTAAACCAATTGATAACGCATTAAATAAAATATTAAAAATTGGTGGATACGAATTCGATTGGAAAGAACTTTCAGAAGAAGAAAGAAAAACTCAACATGGTAACGAAGGACATGATATTGGTGTTATTGCACAAGAAGTAGAAGAAGTTCTACCAGAAGTAGTAACCACAAGAGAAAATGGATTCAAAGGTGTTAAATATGATAAAATGGTAGCATTATTGATTGAAGGTATGAAAGAACAACAATCTCAGATTGAAGAACTTAAATCAGAAATCAGTAAACTTAAAGGAGAAGGATAATGGCATTAACAGATAGTGGACAAATCTCATTTTCAGATATTAATACTGAGTTAGGACAGAGTTCAGATGCAGAACTTTCATTATCTGATGCAGCACAAGGTAATGTAGATACCATAAACACCAATTCATCAAATACACCAGATTCATCAACACCACATAGTATATCTGAATGGTATTCATACGACCATAGTGCTGGTGCTTCTCTTAATGAATGGACAGGTAATGGACCACATCCTAGCTCAACGAATGCATGTGTGGTAGACCCATCAACATCATTCTGGCACGATGGTGGTGGTGGAGACCCGTCACCTGGTGATACCGTCTATACTGATAGTGGTGGAAGTAGTTTAGCAGAAGCAGGATATTACAGAACGGGGTGTTGTTATATCCAAGTAGATGTAAGTGGTACAGTTACTGATAATACTTCTGAATGTCCTCGATAAATTATATAGATGTTCCATTTGAATTGGTAAAATAAAAGAAAATAAAGATTATGTTTGAAAATAGAAATTATATGATTTTATCTACTTCTGATACTGGGAGTGTTGATTTTTCACAAGTATTAGAAACTTCATCGCAAACTTTAAGATTGAGTGTTGATGAATCCAAAACATTTGTAAAGTGGGAAGGTAGTATCCCATCTTCAGTAAGTTCATTATCCACAAAAGAAGGACCATACACTCACTCAGAGATTTTGTCTATCCTATCTACGGAGATATGGACTGATACTTCATCTTCAATGGTGTAAGATATGGGATTTAGCAGAGGACCTAAAATAGTAACCGATGGGTTAGTATTCGCATTAGATGTAGGAAGTCCTAGATGTACATCAAACCCATCTAGCGGAATATCTAATGGAATTCAATCATTAGTAACTACATCTCTATGTGAAGGTGCAAATGGTTCACCTGGTAGTGGAACACATTCTCCATCTACTTCAAATATGCCTACATACTCTTCGGATTTTGGTGGAGTTCTAAATTTCTCAGGTGGTAAAGGTATAAATATAGTAGAAGATTTAGGTTCATCTACGGTATCAACTTATAGTATTTGGTTAAAATGGCCAGCCGGATATAGTTCATACGCTTATTTGTTCGATGCTAGAGCAAATGGAGGTGTTTGGCATTTTGCGAATTATAGTAGTTATAATGTACATTGGAACGGTAACTTACGATATAACTTTGGTGGTGGTAGTTTTGATGGCTCTAAATGGGATTGTGGTGAATGGATACATCTAATAACTACATCAGATAGTAGCGGTTCTAAAATATGGGTAAATGGTTCTAATAGAACTTCAGATGCAGCTGCTACAAACTCAACTGATGAAGATTTAGGTAAAAATTTTAGAATAGGTACAAGATACACAACAACCAATGAATTTTCAGGTTTGATGGGCCCGATTCATTTATACAAATATTCGTTTACCGATTCGGATGCATTACAAATGTTTAACGCATCAAAAAGTAGATTTAATGCACTATCGTATGATGCGTTAGCAACACAAGCAGGGTGGTAATGTATATAGGTCCTAACATAGTAACTGATGGTTTAACGATGATGGTAGATGCTGGTTCAGCTAAATCATATTCGGGTAATGGTGTAATTGTAAATAATTTAGTAGGTAACCAGCCAACTGGTAATTTGTCTAATGGACCAACATTTAATTCAGATGGATATTGGGATTTTGATGGCACAAACGATTATATGTCATTTGGAGCAAGTGCGTCATCTCTTGTACAAAATAAAACCAACTTAACGATGGGTATTCTTTTCAAAATGGATTCATTAGCTAGTTTGAGGGGATTAATAGGTACTTTAAATTATAGTTGTACGAGAAATTTAGGATTAGTTGCAAGTGGTAACTATTTATCATTTTATAATGATACTACTACTTGTTGGAATGTACAAATATCAAATTATATCCCAACTGGGAAATGGATTTTTGCAGTAGGAACGTATGATGGTACTACTACACGATTATATGGTATAAAGGATGGTAGTTTAAGCCAAGTAAGTGGAACATCAAAATCAGGTGCTACTAATACATTTACTTCTGATTTTAGAGTAATGGGTAATGAGTACTCAAGTTATTTTACAAATGGGCAATGTGCTCAGGCATTCGTATACGATAGAGTATTATCCGAAGGTGAAATAACAACACATTATAATAATTTAAAATTAAGATTTGGGTTGTAGATATGGGATTTAGCAGAGGACCTAAAATAGTAACGGATGGGTTGGTTCTGGCATTAGATGCGGGTTCTAAAAAATCATATCCAGGCAGTGGTACTAATATTACCGACTTAAGTGGTAATGGTAATAATGGTACACTAACCAATGGTCCTACCTTTAACTCAGATGGTTATTGGAATTTTGATGGAGTCAACGATAGAATAGCGACACCCGTTTTGTATGATACATGGAACACTCATAGTTGGACATTAGACGCATGGTTAAAATATGATAATGTTCAGTCGGATGATGGTTTTTTTGAAATGTCCCGAGTAAATGTTAGTGGAAATTGGGGGATGTCTACTGTTACACGAACTGGTAAATTCTATTTTTATTGGGTCGGGTCTGCCACATCAGGACATGTCTTAAATAGCTCTGAAATTTCAAATAATAATTTATTTAATATATCAATAACATTTAATGCTCCTGGTGGAACTCCATCTCAATCTGATTTATATAATAATACTATTACTTATATAAATGGTCAATCAATATCACACAGTTCTGGTGGTAGTGCTGGTATTTCATCAGCAGGGCAATTAACTATTGGAAGTGTACAATATCCATTTCAAGGTAATATCTATTCCTTTAAGTATTATGAACGAGTATTATCATCAGATGAAATCCAACAAAACTATAATGCACAAAAATCAAGGTTTATATAATGTTCGTAGGTCCTAACATAGTAACTGATGGGTTAGTCTTAGCATTAGATGCTGGGTCTAAGAAGTCATATCCTGGTACTGGAACTACTTGGTCTGATTTAAGTGGTAATGGTTATGATGCTGAATCACAAGTAAGTGCTGCAACTACTGAAGGTCGATTTAACAATCTGGGGTTTTTCGATTTGAATGAAGCATCCGATGTATATTTTCTAATTTCAGATTTAAATAACTACAACTTTAATCCTGCTTTCTCAATTACTTTTTGGATTAAGAATACGGGTGGAGATTACCGAGCTATCTTCCAAAACTCGGATAACATATCGGGAACAAGTGATTCAGTCGATGTTAGGTTTGGTAGAGAAGATTATTATGGTGGGTCTAATAATGGAACACGATGTCAAATTATGCTAAACTCTTCATCTGAATCAAGATTAAACTTTTTAGTACCTTTGAATGTGTGGACAAACGTACATTGTAGCTATAATGGAAGTACATTAAAAGCATATACCAATGGAACTTTATTTGATACGTTATCAACATCGGTAACAATATCTCAAGTTACAAATGATGTGAAGCTTTTTAGACATTACAATACTGGAGAAGATTTAGTAAATCCGTTTACAAATTTAAAATTGTATAATCGAGAATTATCAGCAGAAGAAGTTCTTCAAAATTACAACGCAACAAAGTCGAGATTCGGATTATAATAATCCACCATATTTATATACAAACACTAAGGAGATTTAAATGGCAGTTAATATTCCAATATGGCCTGGTAGCTCATCCTTCACAGCAGGTGATACACCATTCGGATACTATGATTCAGATTCAGAGTTCGTTACTGATGTTGATAATATAGCATCGTGGTGTGCCAAACGATTAGGATATCCAATTGTGGATATTGAACTACAAGATATCAATTTCTATACTTGTGTTGAAGAAGCAGTTACTGAATACTCTACTCAAGTAAACCAATTTAACATTAGAGAAAACCTTTTAAACTTAAAAGGAAGTTCAACGGGTTCAAACTTATCACAAACACAACTAAATGCAAACTTAGGTGGATTAATTTCATTATCTAAAGATTATGGAACTGAAGCAGGTAGTGGTGGTAGAGTAACTTACTACACAGGTTCATTTGAAGCAAATGCATCTCAACAAGTTTATGATTTAACTGATGCGAGTTTGGTATCATTGGAGAGTGGAACTCCTGGTGTTGATAAGATTGAGATTAAAAAGATGTTACACAACGCACCACCTGCGATGGTAAGATACTTTGACCCATTTATTGGTACTGGTTTAGGTTCTCAACAAATGATGGATACTTTCGGATGGGGTAACTACTCACCAGGTGTTTCATTTATGATGCAACCACTTTATGATGACCTTTTAAGATTACAAGCAATCGAATTTAATGATATGGTTCGTAAATCTCAATATGGATTTGATATTCAAAACAATAGAATTAGATTATTTCCAATACCTGAGCACGCATACACAGTTCACTTCCATTATATTTTAGAATCTGATAGAAGTAACTCAGTAGTATCTGATTACTCAAACGCACCATTTGATAGAATTACATATACTCACATCAATCACGTTGGTAAGAGATGGATTCAGAAATACGCATTAGCGTTGACAAAGGAAATGTTAGGTGCAGTTAGGGCTAAGTTTAGTTCAGTACCAATTCCAAATTCAGAAATTACATTAGATGGTGCAGATTTAAGAAGTGAAGCAGCATCAGAAAAGGAAATCTTAATATCAGAATTAAGAGAAAACTTAGAAGCTACTTCTCGTAAGGCATTATTACAGGCACAGCAAGAAGAATCCGAAGCAATGGAACAAACATTGAACAGAGTTCCTCGTGCAATTTATATTGGTAGTTATTTATTACCACTAATTGGAATGTTTGTATGAGAAAAGTTTGGTTAAAAGAAGATGGGTATTTTATCACATATTGTGAGAATTGTGGTTGTAAAAAGAAAAACAAAAAACGACCGTATGGTAAGAAATATTGCACACCATGTGGTGTTAAGATTGGTGGAAAACTTGCAAGTGGTAAAACTGATTATTCATCTAAGTTAAGAAATGAAAAAATATCAAATAGTAAAAAAGAATGGTGGGCATCACAAGATAAATCTATATTAGATGAGTGGTTATCTGATTATAGAGGTAGTGATAAGCATATTAATATGTGTAAATCAAATCAAAAGAAAGCTACAAAAGCTGCGTTAGGTAGAAAACAATCTAAACCTGAAATTGAATTTGAAAATAAATTGAAATCTGAAGGTATAAACTATAAACCACAACATTATGTTGGTGGGTATCCATTTGATTTTTATTTACCAGATGTAAATTTATTGATAGAAATTGATGGTGAGTTTTACCATCCACTTACAGAAGAAGAGTGTATATACGATATGCAAAAACATAATTTTGAGAGAGATAAGAAGAAAACCAAAGTTGCATTAGATATGGGTTATAATTTAAAAAGGATACGAGTATAATTATGGCGTTATTTGGTGGAGAAAGAGATGCAGCATTGTTTAGAAAAATAAACAAAGAATTGATTACGGATATTATTGATACCGAAATCTACTACTATAAGCTTATTTTAGATGATTCTAAAAGAAATCTTTATGGTGAGGGTAAAGATAAGGTATTTTATAATCCTGTAAAGATTCCTACATTGGTTGATAGAACAAATGCAGAACAAATCTTTGATGAATTTGGTTCATCTTACACCAGAAATGTTAACTTCTATTTCCTAAGAGATATTTTAGTAGAAAAGAATGTGTTTCCAGAAGTTGGTGATGTGATTGTATGGAATGATGAACAACATATTGTAGATGTAACATTTACAAACCAATTCTTCGCAGGTAAGAATCCTGATACTTGGGATGGTGGTGATTCACAAGGTTATAACATATCTATTATATGTGAAACTCATGTAACGAGAAAAACACAACTAAAATTAGAAGATGATTTCCGATTTGGGAACGATACTACAAATAACGATTTACCAGTAGGTGTATAATGGCAATAAAGTATAGACAAAATAGAGATGAAAAGGTTGATTTAGGTAGAACCCAAAGTTCTTTTTCAGATGACCCTAAATTAAATAAAGCCAAACAAGTATCGAGAAGAAATGATGATGTTAAGAATTTTCAAGTCGGAATATACGATATTGATTTGGCATTTAAAGATTTCTTAGAGAAAGATGTTAAACCTACTATCGAAGAGAGTGGAAAATACATTCCAGTACCCGTATTATACGCATCTCCAGAGAATTGGGCATCTGCACAAAAAGATGGATATTTAAGAGATGCTAATGGTAAGGTTCTAACTCCATTGATTTCATTTAAAAGAAATTCATTAGATATTAACACCGAATATTCAAAACTAAAGGTGATGACTGATGAAGATACTTCAAGAGCATTTGTAAGAAAATACACACCTCAGAATAAATATGACCAATTTTCACAATTAGTGGATAGTAGAGATTATTATGAATATCATATGGTAGATACACCTGATTATGTAAACATTCAGTATGATGTTATTATGTGGTGTGATTATATGGAAGATTTAAATAAGTTAGTAGAGCAGGTAATCTATTTTCAAGGCGGTGCCTTTGGTGAAAGATATAAATTCCAAATTAAAGGAGAATCTTACTCATTCGAAACTACAAATGCAGTTGGTGAAGAAAGATTGGTACGAAGTAATGTAACACTTACTGCAAAGGCATACATTATACCTGAAGATAGAGGTAAACGTACAATGAATACTCAGAAAGCATTTGGTACATCCAAAATAGTTTGGAATGTAGGATTAGATACCTAATGTTTCTAAATAAATTTTCATATTTATATAAACACAAAGTTTAACTTAATAAAAAAATGTTATGGCAGAAGTAAAACAAGTCAAAGAAACAGAAGTGATTAAATTCACAGAGGAAGAAATCGAAAAGATTGGAAAGTTCAGACAAGAATTTTCAGAGGTTACCGCTAGATTGGGTGAAGTTGAAATTGAACTTACTTTAATCGAAACTCAAAAAACAAATATTGAGAACTTCAAAGCTCAATTAAAACAAAAGTATTTGGAGATGAGGGAATCTGAAATTAAATTAGCAGGTGAACTTAAAGAAAAGTATGGCGAGGGTGAGTTCGATATTAATACAGGTGTATTTACACCCAACGTATAAATATAATCGTTTCTGATTTTTTGGAGTATTTATAGATATACAAAACCAAAGAAATTAAATAGGAGAAAAAAATGGCAGAAAGAATAGTAAGTCCTGGAGTATTTACAAGAGAAAAGGACTTGTCATTTCTACCTCAAGGGATTGGTGAAATTGGAGCAGCGTTAATTGGGTCAACCGTTAAGGGACCTGCGTTCGTTCCAACTCAAGTACAGTCTTTCCAAGAGTTTCAGCAGATATTTGGTGGTTTGAGCGAAGATTCATACCTACCATACACTGCTCAAGCTTATTTAGAAGATGCTGGAACTGCAACAATCGTAAGGGTATTAGGACAAGATGGATACACTCTGGAAAATCCAGTTGGACTAATCATCTCATCATCAGAAGGTACAAAAGTAGCAGCAGTATTACACCCAACTACTGGTATCGTTTCTGATACCGATGTATTTAAAGCAAGTTCAGTAGCAGACCAATGTTGAAACTAATTTTTCAGCATCTTTAAACCCAACAAATGGTAACTACTTTACCAAAACTTTTGGATTCTCTCCAAGAGGTTCGCAAGACGCGTTTGTACAATCTAACTTTAAAACATTCCAATCAGCATCGTTCGCCACTGGTGAAGAAGTTGTTGTAACTTTAGATGTTGCAAAAGATGTTGATTATTCAAAAGCATATACTGAGGCAGCTACTCCTTGGATTACTTCTCAAAAAGTTGGTGGTGCTACTACTAATTTGATTAAGTTCCATACTTTATCACATGGTAACCCAACTAACTACGAATTTAAAATTGGTATTCAAGATGTTAAACCAGCTGGAACTGTAGCAGGTTCTGAGTATGGTTCATTTACTGTAATCGTAAGAAGAGTAGACCAAGATAAAGTAAATGGTTCACCATTTGTAGGTATAGTTGATTCAGATATCAGACCTAATTTAGTTGAAACTTTCCAGGGTGTTAACTTAGACCCTAATTCACCTAACTTTATCGCTAGAGTAATTGGTGATAAGTATATTACTGTTGATTCAAATGGTAAATTATCAAGTAATGGTGATTACCCTAACAATTCGGCAAACATTAGAGTTGAAGTAACTCAGGCAGTTAAAGATGAGGCAATTGACCCTTCATTAGTACCTTTCGGATTCGCAGCATTGCAAAATCCTTATGGAACTGCATTTACGTTACCTAATCCAACTTATGTATCAGACCAAACAATCAATAACTCATATAACTCTAAGAAGTTCTATGGATTTAACTTTGATTTTGCTACAACTGATAACTTAAACTATTTAGCACCAACTCCTGATTCATCTACTGCAACTGCTGGAACAGCATTCTACTTAGGTGATTACAATCAGAATACTGGAGCTAACTACCCATCTTCAACTTCACCACACACTGGAAGTATTGATTTAAATGATAATAATACGGCATTAGCATCTCGTAAATTCTTAGTTCCTTTCCAAAGTGGATTTGATGGATACAAACCAAATAGAATTGTTTATACTGCAGGTGATATCATCGCAGGTAATACACAAGGATATGATTTATCTTCAAATACCGCAACCGGTACATTAGCATTTAGAAAAGCTATCAACTCAGTATCTAATCCTGATGAATTTGATATCAATATGTTAGTAATTCCAGGTGTTATCCACAGATTACACTCTTCAGTAACAACATTTGCTAAAGATATGTGTGAAGATAGACAAGATACATTCTTTGTAATGGATGCATCTGCATGGGGTGATTCAATTTCAACTGCAACTAACGCAGTTCAGGCATTTGATTCAAACTATGTAGCATCTTACTACCCTTGGGTTAAGATTCTTAACACAGATAAGAACAAACCAGTATGGGTGCCGCCATCAGCTGTACTTCCTGGCGTTATCGCATTTAACGACCAAGTTGCTGCTGAGTGGTTCGCTCCTGCAGGTTTGAACAGAGGTGGATTAACTTCAGTAATTGAAGCTAAGACTCGTTTGACAAGAGCAGAAAGAGATGCACTCTACGAAGGTAGATTGAATCCAATCGCTACATTCCCTGGACAGGGTGTAACTGTATTTGGACAGAAAACACTACAAGCTAAACCATCAGCATTGGATAGAATCAATGTAAGAAGGTTGTTGATTGCAGTGAAGAAGTTCATCGCATCTTCTACTCGTTACTTAGTGTTCGAAAACAACACAGCAGCAACGAGAAACAGATTCTTATCAATCGTTAATCCTTACTTAGAATCAATTCAACAAAGACAAGGTTTATACGCATTTAGAGTGATTATGGATGAAACTAATAACACTCCAGATGTAATTGATAGAAACATTATGGTAGGAGAAATCTTCTTACAACCAGCTAAGACTGCTGAGTTTATTGTTCTAGATTTCAACGTATTACCAACTGGGGCAGCATTTCCAGAATAGATAAATTAGATTAAGTTCCCCATTTCGGTGGGGAACACAATCTTTTTTTAAAAGAACAATATTTATAATAAAGAAAAGATAACGGAGTAACATAAATGGCACAATTATTAGACCCAACTGAAGTAATGTTCACATCATTCGAACCGAAGATGTCGAACCGCTTTATTATGTATGTAGAGGGTATCCCTGCGTATCTAATTAAAGCAGCCAATAGACCTGAGATAACAAATGGTAAAGTAACTATCGACCATATCAACGTAAGAAGATATGTAAAAGGTAGAAGTGAGTGGAGTGATTTAACGATTTCTCTTTACGACCCCGTAGTTCCATCTGCAGCACAAGCTACAATGGAGTGGGTACGTTTACACCACGAATCAGTAACTGGTAGAGACGGTTACTCTGATTTCTACAAAAAAGATATCACTTTTAACAGTTTGGGTCCTGTTGGTGATAAAGTAGAAGAGTGGACACTTAAAGGAGCTTATATCCAAACTGCAAAATTCTCAGATATGGATTACACTGGTGAAGATTTAGCAACTGTTGATTTAACACTTACATACGATTACGCAATACTACAATACTAATTTCGGATTGTTGTAATACAAATTGAAAATTAAGAACCCCAACATTTTTGTTGGGGTTTTTTTGTTTAATTATTTTTATTATCATATTTATTAATAGGTTAACCAACAAATACAAGTTTTAAAACAAAAGAGTAACGTTATGAGTACAGAAAATTTACAAGATGATTATTCATCGAACATCTCCAACAAAGAGATGGTGGAACTCGCCAAACAACAACATCAACAAAAGCAAGTTTCTGATTACAAATTCCCTACTGAAATCGTAGATTTACCATCTAAAGGATTAATTTATCCAGAAGATAATCCGTTAGCATCGGGTAAGGTAGAAATGAAGTATATGACTGCAAAAGAGGAAGATATCCTCACAACACAATCATATATTAAAGATGGTTCAGTATTGGATAGATTATTCCAATCACTTATTATCTCAAATGGTGAAGGATTACCAGTAAAATATGTAGATATCACCGCAGGTGATAAAAACGCAATTATGATTGCAGCACGTATTTTAGGATATGGTAAGGATTATGAGGTGGAGATTACAGACCCATTTACTAACACAAAACAAAAAGAAGTTATTGATTTAACTCAATTTGAAAATAAAGATTACGATGGTAGTAAACAAACAGAACCACATAAAAATGAGTTCGAATTCACACTACCTCGTTCAACTCGTAAGATTACGTTTCAAGCATTAACTGAAAGTAAAGAACGTAAGATTAAACATCAGTTAGAAGATTTGAAAAAAGCAGGTCGTAAAATGAAAGATTTAACATCTAAAGAATTGACGACTCGTTTAAAAAATACAATTACATCAGTAGATGGGGAATACGATGCTAAATATATTAGTAATTTCGTAGATAACGAATTGTTTGCAGTAGATTCTAAGTCTCTCAGAGCATACATTAATGAAGTTGTTCCCGATATTGATTTAACTTATGAATTTATTTCTGAAGAGACTGGGGAAAGGAGAGAGATGCTACTGCCTATGGATGTCGGGTTTTTTTGGCCTAAGTCTTAATTATAGGAAGTTATTACACTCTCAAATATTCGACCTAATCTATCATGGAAATGGTGGGTTTACCTTTTCAGATGTTTACAATATGCCACTTTGGGCTCGAAAATTTTATATTACTAAGATTGTAGAATTTAAAGAAAATGAAAAACAGGCGTATGATAAACAAATGAAAAAAACAAAAGGTATAAGAAGATAATAAGAAACCCAACGTAATTGTTGGGTTTTCTTATATTTATACATATAACAATAAGGAAACTGATATGAAGATTAAAGAATCACAACTCAGAGAACTTTTTAAGGAAGTTGGTCTTTCTGAAGATATGTTTGATATATTCAGAAGTAAACGTAAAAAATTGGATAGAAAAATCAAAGATTTGAAATCTGATTTAAAAGATATGGAAGATTCAGCACCTACTGATAAGGATAGGGAACGTCTTAGAAAGTTAAACTCAACACTTCAAACAGCACTTAAATCAGGTGGTCTGAAAATATAGTAATTTATACAAATGGCTAAAAAAGATATTCAAAATCGTAAAAAGGAGTTGCAGGCAGAAATCCAAGCAACTAAAGATTTAGCTACTGTACAGCTAGAACTAATTAAAAATGCGCAAACACGAAAAGCATTATCTAATGAAGCCATAGGTTTAAAAGAACAACTACTAAAAAAATTAGAATCAGAAGAATCACTTACAGGTCAAATCAACAGTATTCAAGAAGCAATTGATGGTATGTTGAGAGAACAAATCGAAAGAGGTGAAGAAGTAAACCAACACTACATTGACCAGTTAGATAGTTTAAAATCTCATTTAGAAAAAAATAAACAAATTGCGTTAGCAGAACAAGAACGTAATAATTTAAATGAGGCTGGTAGGGGAATACTCAAAGATATGTTGGGTATTAATAGTGATATTGAAGCTGCAGTTACAGGTGGTGCTCTGAAGGCATTGTTTTTAAATAAAGCATTTGAAAGTGTAAGTGCTAGTGCAAAAAGAATAACTGATGGAATTAAAGAAGGTGTAACCCAATTAGGTTTATCAGCAAACGAAGCCGTTATGTTACAAGGAAAAGTAGAAATGGCATCGTGGAGTTTAACTGGATTCCTATATGGTACAGAGGCTATTGCAGCATCTGCAAAAGCAATCACCGCCGAATATGGTAACGTTAACGCCGCATCAGATGAATTAATTAAAGGTGTTACTGAACTATCTGCAGTAACTGGTGATGCATCATCAGCCCTTAAATTAGCAGAATCATTTGAAGCAGCAGGTGTTCCTGCAGATGAGGTTAGAGATAAAATAGAAGA